TAGTTAAGTTTCATTTCATCGATGTCAGAAGTTGGAGAACCAGTTCCAACAGATCCTGTAATCCAAGATTTGTTTTTACGGTTTTCAGTTTCTGAAGCTCTATATCGAATATGCAAGAATGGTCTTTTTATATTCTGACCTAATTGCTGATCGTAAACTGTAGAAGTTCCTGCAGGAATTAATACACCTTCAACGTCTCCAAAACCTCCACGAGTTGACCAGTCATTTAAGTACTTCCAGTCAGTTTTGTAAAAGTCATAAGAACCTCTTCGGTATCCTGTGAATCCTAAGTTAAGAGCCATATCTGCGCTATTATTAAATACACCATAAGATGTACCTTTAGTTGCAGCAGCTGTTCCAGCGTATGCACCATTTTGCATTGCAAGAATATCATCAATCTCTAAAGAAAGTTCACGATTTAAGAAAAGCATGTTTTCTTCAATAGCTCCTTGCTTGTCTAATTGCTTAAGTACTGCATCAAAATCTGTTAATGCTCCACCACCTGCTTGTGCAGCTGCTTGAGATCCAAATCCTTGATATACATTTCCTCGTGATTCAAGAGCTGCAAAGAAACCTTCAGTACCTCTAGCGTTTTGTGCAGCTAAAGATCCGCCAAATGTACCTAGTGGAATATTAGCACCACCAGTTACTTTTGTAACACCTTCAACCATAGACATTTCTAAATAATCTTCCCAACGAAGTCTATTTTCATGTTCTGATTTAACGTACCATAAGTATCCACCTGCACCATTTTCAGAAGTAACTTCAATCCAACCAATCTGAGCTGTGTCAGAACCATTGATTTGATAGTTTTCTTTTAAAATAATAGGAGCATTTGCAAATGTAGCATATCCTGGATCAAGCTTTTCAGTAAAGTTTCCTGTACCTTTAGCAAATTCAGAACCATAAACTATTGCGGTTACTCTGTCTGCAGCTGCAATTTGTGCGTGAGGAGCATAAGCTTGGATTTGGAACATTTGTCCTTCTCCAGCTGCACCACCACCAACACCTACGTTAGTGACTACACCTTTGATAACAGCACTGCTTCCACCAACAGCTGATGTAGCTGTAGTTTGAACTTGTACCATTACTGTTTGACCTACTCTGAAATTACAAGTTACTGTATTTCCTGGTGAAGCTGTTAAGCCTACACTTGCAGGTTGAGCAACGGGTACTTCAAAGTTAAGAATACCACCTGCTGCTGCTGCTGCTGCTATAACTGCTGCTGCTCCAGCCGCTGGCATTACCGGTGCTGTTCCTCTAGGAAGAACATTAGCGTAACGAGTGTGTAATCTACCTTGCTCAGTCCAGATAATTTGATCTGAAGTTGAAGGCATCTCCGCAGACACCATACGAAGAAAAGAACCGATAGAACGATTTCCGTATCTTTCTACTTCTTTTTCGTATACGTCTGGTAAAAATTGTTGTGTCCATTGACTAAAATTAGGATCAGTGAAATTAATGTAATTTCCACCGTACATTGCTTTAGTTTGGGTTGGTTGTAAAGCGGCTGGTATGCCTGCTGTAAAAGCCATATTGTTTTGATTTTAAATTGTTATTATTATTTCCATTTAATGCGCAACTTGTCTGAAGACTCACCTGATACCACTCTAATGCTATCACCTGATTTTGTGATAATTGAAGATGCATCGCTTCTAGGATCCATGTTTATATTCTTAGCTTTTCTAGCTGAATCTTTTATCGCGTCGGCACGGCCTTGTTCGTAAAAATGATTAGCTATCTTGTCTGCATTTTGTGCAGCAAAAAGTGCTTTATGGTATTTATCCACATCTTTAGCACTTCCATTACCTTCAAATTGGTTTAGAAAATTTGTAATATCAGACTGGAACTTTTTTGTTTTTTGAGGATTTTCAACTTTAAACCTATATTTATTTTCTCCAACGTTAAAATCAAAACCTTTGAAATTATCAGAGAATATTTTATTAGTTTTGTCTTGAAAATCTTTTGTAAATTTTGTTCTAGCCTCTTGTTGTTGCTTTTCCTTATTATAATACTCAAATGCTTCCTTATACTGTGGATCAATATTATCTTTTTTTCTTAACTTAAGATCATTATAATATTGTTCTTTTACATTATTAAAAGTGTTTTTAGCATTAAATAATTCTTCTTTAAAAGCTAATTGCTTAGCTCTAACGTCAGACGATTCGTCTAACTCGGCATCATAAGCAAAGTTTTTATCCATTAAAAAATCGATATCTTCTTTGTTTAAATGCGGTTTTGTGTATTCGTAATATTCACGTACTAAACTAACATTGTCTATTTTATCAATATCTCTGTTTAGTCTAGTATAATCTTCTACGGTTCCACCAGTGTCTTCCATAAACTTTATAAGTTTATCAACACCTTCTGGCAGATCTATATTAGTATTTTGTACTATTTCTTCTTTAGTTAAAGGAATTGATTTTTCTTCTATTTCCTTTACTTCAACATTTTCATCTTCTTTTATTAACTCTAAAGGAAATTCATCTGTTGTTTGCTCTACTTCTTCTTCTTTTTCTTCGGCAGTTGTTTCGATATTGGATTCGACCCGTACTTCGCCGTCCACTTCTTGGCTATCTCCGGTTCGTTCGCCCAAAGAAACCTGCGTTGTTTCTCGCTCTTGAATGGCATTATCTTCTTCTTTGCTTGGTTCTTTATCAACGTTTATCTTATAAACTCCATCTTCTTGAAGTCCATAATCTTTACTTACCTCACCTGATTCGACGGCTTGTTCTAAAACAGCCGCTTCTTTTTCTTGAGGAGTTACTACGATGTCTTCTGATGAATCCACCGCTTTAACTTGTATTTTTTCTTCCGTGTTGTTTTCCATAATTTTATAAAATATAATAATTGTTTAATGTTTAAGACGCTTCAAATCTTCCCATGTCAAAGCCTCCTAAGGTATCATTGCCTTTAGATTCAAAATCTTTAGTTGGATTATCGGTATTGGGAGCACCGCTAATTTTCATAGCCTCTCTTTCAAGACTAGTAGCATTATTTCTTTGAGCTAATTCCATTTGTGACTTTAATTCTAATTCTTTTAATTGAACATTCAAATTAAACTCGTATTGCATTAGTTCTTTTTTAGACCTTGTCTCTAGTTCCATTTTTTTGATTTCAAACTCAATATCAGCTCTTCTGTATTGAATTTTAGAATCTGTTTTAATTTGTTCAGCTTGAGCTTTAGCGGATTCAACTTCAATTTGAGCATCTCCTTGTGCTTTAGCTTGAGCTGCACTAGCCGCTGCAGCTTGGTCTTGATCCGCTTTTTGTTTTGCAGTTCTTCTAAATTTTAATAATTGATTTGCTAGTTTTACATTTTTAACCTCTCTTATGTCTATAGCATCTTCTAAGAATATATCTCCTTTAGATAAAGCCATTTGAATATTAGCTTCTAACAAAGCTTTTTCATCTTCATCAGGTTCTAACTCTAAGAATATACCAAAATCATGTAAATTTAAATTTTTAACTTCTTCTAAAGAACCAACTGAAAACTGACCTATAGAGTCTATTAAAGATTGTTTAGTTGGATGAAACTCTAGTACATCTTTAAACCTCAAAGATATTGCCTCAGCTAATGATGTTGTTATAAACATACTACTATATAGTATATGTCTTGTCGCAACATTACTATTTGCAGCTGCTAATTTTTGCACACCCACCAAAGAGTTTGGATCTGGATCAGAACCATCTCTTGCTTCATTAAGACCAGTAACATCTCTCATCATTTGTATGTACTGATTATATGCGCCAACTAAAACTTGAACTTGAGAACCGCCACTACCCGGTAGTTCTGTTATAGGTATTTTACCTGGATTAGGATCTCCCTCAACATTCAAAGATCTACCTATAATAGAACCAGTTTGAAAATACATATTTAAAGCCTCTTGAGGATTATAATTATTTCCATTACCTAAATCTATTTCAGCTAAACCATCAGCATCTAAATAAACACCTGAAGGTGTCATTCTTTGTATAGCTTGTTGTAACTTTAAGTGAGTAAGCTGAATTAAATCAGCATAAGGTGTCATTTTAGCAACTAATGAATTTATGTTACCTTTGTACATTCTAGGTGCACTAGCAACATAATTCATCATTACTTTATTTATATTAGCATTAGGTCTAACCATATTGGTAGCCTTTTGCCATTTAAGTAATTGATCTGTACCTAGCACTAATACTCCTTCGTAAATTACCTCTCTTGTTTGTTTTACTTTTTCAAACCTAACATTATCTTCTGGAGGATCAAAAGAATCATCTTTTTCAATAGCTTTTTTAGCTCCTGTAGAGATTTCTTTTATTTTGTAAACATCGTGTTCCCAAGTTTTCCAATTAAAATAAAGTACTGTTAATGTATTGTTTTGAGAAAGCGAATCGTTAGTATAATAATCTTGAGGATTATAAGTGTTGTAAACGTTCCAATTAGAACCTTTCTTAACTAATTCAGATATTTCTGGATTACTCAAGTTAGGGAATTCTTTTTTAAGTTCGTTTACTTTTATATTTTTTACTTCTCCAAAGTAATAGCAATCTTCAAAATTAGGGTCTTCAGTATATGACCAAACTAAATTAGCTGGATCAACATAATCTATAACAACACCATCAGTATTATTAAAACCATGCTTAGCGCAACCTATACCAATAGTCGCAATATCATAGTCTACCCTTCTTTTTATTTGATCGTATCCGTTTGATTTAAATATATTTTCTATAGCTTGCTCTTCAGCTAATTCTATACCTTGCTTATAGTTTAACTGCATGTATAGCTCAAGCTCTTCTGTGTTTGCTGGAAGTTCATTAACCGCAAAATTTCTAGCTGACACACCTAATTGTTGTTCTATTTTTAAAAGTAAATCAGCAGTGTTTAAATCTTGCTGAACATCATTAACAAACTTAGTTCTTTTACCTGTAGACAAAGCATCTTGACCCACCGCTTTTATTGTAAAAGTTCTATCTTGCATACCGTTAACAACAATATCTACAAATTTAGGAACTATAGGTACTGGTTTCCAATCTAAGTTTAAATAAGATAAATCACCATTAATAGCAAATTCGTCTTTGTATTTTTTTATTGATTGCTCACCTCTAGCATATAGCCTAAGTCTATGGCATTCTTCTCTAGAATTATAAAATCTGCTAACCCCATTGTTGTCCTTATTGAACCACTCTTGTTCAATAGCTCTACCCACCGATAGACCGTACTCTTGCGTCTTTTTAACGGAGTCAGATACTGCTTGACTAGGGAATGCGTAATTTTTCGCTGTTATTTTTGCCATATTTATTTTATTAACTCACTTCTTGATCCTTCATTTTTATATTTTGAAAATGTAAAGTCAAGTTTTTTAACTGTTCTTTCCGCACTAGGGCGATATAAATGTTTTCGACAAGCCATTATAGCTAAGCCACTACTTATAGATGCATCGTAAGCTGTTCTTTTTGATATATCAAATTTGGCCCAGTCTTCTAATGTTCTTTGAAAAAACATGTTACCATGATTTTCATCTTTACTACCCACATATTCTTCTATGTAAGATTCTATAGCAGCTGCGTGAGCTTGCTTTATATCTTCTGATGAATTAGGTATTCCTCCTAGTTCAAGTTCTGTTTTAGATAAATTACCTTTAAGCTTGTCAGGCCTATTCATTGAATAACCTCTATAGCCTCTTCTTTTTAAATGATATAATAATCTAGGTTTATTATTTTCACAAAGTATTGGCATTCCGTAAAAAACTAAAGCCATAAGTACTTCTTCAAAAAATATCTCAGCAGTTTGTGGTCTTGCAACATATTCTAAAAAAAACTTACTATTAGGCACGTCACTAACCATAGAAAATGTAGTTAAACCGTGTAGCGCTCCGTTAGATCCACTACCACTTACAGTTCCAGATATATCATAAGAATCACATCCAAACGCACCTAAACCATCATTACCAGGATATTTTAAACCACCTTTTAATATAGAGTTGTTTTGCATACTAACAGGTGGAATCCAAGTTACTTTAAATCTTCCATTTTTAGTTGGAACCCATATTACTTCAGTATCTTTAATTCCGTTTTTCCAAGAAAAAGTACCTTGAACAACATGACCTGCCATTGTCATTTCTTCGTTGAAATCTATTTGCTCGTATATTTTAGTTAAATTAAATAAAGAATTAACTGTTTCATCTCTAAAAGCATGTTTTTCTGATCTTGGAAACTGTCTGTAATATTCGTTTAAAGCATCACTGTCGTGTTTTAAACCATCGACTTCATTTTCCCAATGTTCAATAACTCCTGTAAAGATTTTTTCCCCATCAATTCCCTCAAGCGGCTCTGATGGTGTGTCGAAGACAGGATATCCGTACTTGTCAATAAACCCTTCGTATCCCCATTCCATAGGTATGAACAAAGAATATAATCCACTTGCAGTCTGGCCATTGCGATTTCTATTTGTGACATCTGAATTATAAAATAATTTTTTAAAGTTATCACCACCTTTCGCTAAAGAATTAGATGTTGATCCCATCATACATTTACCAACTATTTTTGCTCCGAGCCTGAGGCAGGTTTTCGTGATCCTCCAGTTGTTGAGGATATTATCCGGCCTCTCCCATTTGCCCGATTCGTCGTGGACAAGGAGTTGTAATTTCTCACCATCGTACGAGTTGTCCCCTGTATTCTTCCAGTCGATCGTGGTGTCCAAGCCTTCTCCCATTTTCTCTTCTTCTTTTCCGGTTTCTTTAAGGGAATTTCTGGTAAGTCTTTTGGAAGGAATCTTGTAGGATAATTCTGTTTTGGGACGTTCCATTCCGTCCTGTATTGGTTTGAAGAAAAACGGGTAGTTGATGCTAATTGGAACAACCTTATCTGTGAACATCTTCTTTGCATCTGCACCAGTCTTAGATAATATCCCAAACCTAGAGTCTTTGGATATTGTTGCCAAGTTAACAGTCTCTGATGATGCCATAAAGCTAAACCCAGACCGTCTATTCTTGAGGTAGCACATTCCATAAGATCTCTTGTCTGCCTTGCAAGCCTCCCAGAAGTAATAAAATATTCTGTTTGCCTGCCTAAAATCAGGTGATCCAACATCGATCTTTGTCCAAGTGAGATATGTATAGTGCGATCCTGTAATGTAGTTCGGGGAACCGTTGCACATGAACCAATAACCAGCATCCCTGTGATTAAACTCATCATCAATATAACTATAGTATTTTTCTTTAATATCTTCTGAATAGTTTTGAAAATCATATATAGTTTTTATTTTATTTAAAGATTCTGGTTTGTTTGGTATTTTAAAGAACTGCTCTGATTGCTTTAGATCTTTTCCATTTATTTTTTCTGGAGTTTTAGGTAATCCTACCTTAAGACCTTGTATATCATATATATCACCTAATGTACCGTCTTTACTTATTATAACACAATCTAAATCTTCATTATAACCATATTTAAAGTTATTATGTTTATTAGTATGTTTTATTTTTTTATCAAGTAAGTGCTTTCTATGTATTGTATATAATGTTTGCTTATACATTATTTAATTCTATTTTCAACACTTAAAAACGTTTTAGTTTCTTTACTGCTTTTGCTCTCTGTTAGTTGTTCTATTTTTTCAATTATTTTTAAAGAATCTTCAATAGCAACCCATTTTGCTTGAGCAGCCGTCTTAGCTTTTTCAGGATCAAGTTCAACTAAATCAATTTTTTGTCTTATAACCTTGTCAAGTTCAATTAAAGCTTGTTCAGCTGCTAGAACTATTTTTTGTCTTCGGTCCATAGTTTATTGTTATTTGATTTGATAATACACGATATAATTTTTGACCATCTATGGTAAACTCATATTCTGAGTTAGGCGTAAACCCCACTACTGATCCTTTAGATAGCCCTAATTGCTGTAATTCTTTATTTAGGTATACTAACTCTCCTGATAAATTTTCATCCGTCTGAAGTGCCCATTCATCTTCTTTATACAGCGGCTTTACAAAACAATATTCTGGCAAACAGTTCCATTTGTCGTTTTTTTTATAAGCGTATATTTGATCACTAGAAACTACGTATTTATCTTCACCTATATAACTAGCTGAGTTTCTTTCTTTGCCATGGGAATCATACCATCTTCTAAATACATTGTGATGCA